GGTTCCGCGGATGGATTAAGCGCAATGCAATGTTCATCCGGGATGATTTTGATGAATGGTACACCAAGGCCAACACATGGGAGGAAGATTGAGCATGGAGAACAAGCGCAGCGTCTTTGAAATCCTGAATGAGATCAATGTCAACGAACACACCGAACAGAAAAACGGGCTGACCTATCTTAGCTGGGCGTGGGCCTGGGGAACACTCAAAAAGCACTTCCCCGACGCCACCTATACCGTGTATGAGAACGCGCAGGGCCTCAACTACCACACCGACGGGCGCACCTGCTGGGTCAAGACCGGCGTGACCGTGGAGGGCATCGAAAACATTGAGTATTTGCCCGTCATGGACTTCAAGAACCGGAGCATTCCCGCCGATCAGGTGACTTCATTTGATGTCAACAAGGCGATTCAGCGCAGCCTCACAAAGGCCGTCGCCCGCCATGGCCTGGGGCTGTACATCTACGCGGGCGAAGACCTGCCGGAGCAGGAGGCCGCCAAGGCGCGGGAGGAAGCCAGCAAGCCCACCCGCGCGCAGATCATCAACCAGTTTTGCAAGGATCACGGGCTGACGCAGGAGGCCTTCGGCAACTACAAGCGCGGTGCCGTGACCTCTAAGATCATCCCCGACAAGATGGTGAACAGCCTGACCGAAGATGAATTTGCCGCCCTGCTCAGTTTCGTCGAGGTGAACTGCAAATGATGATCGGGGAGCTGAAAGACCTGGCACTGAACCGGGACGGCTCACAGAATGTGACCATCACCATCAAGGGGGACTTCCGCGCAGGGTATGACGCCCTGCGCGGCAAGCCCCTGGACATCGAAGTGAAGGAGCACAAGCCCCGCCGGAGCCTGGACGCGAACGCTTATGCCTGGGTGCTGATCGACAAGATTGCCGAGCAAACCCACATCAAGAAAAGCGAGGTTTACCGGCAGGCGATCCGGGAAATAGGCGGCGTGAGCACAACCATCTGCCTGTTAGACAAGGCCGTTGACTTCTTCCGGCAGTGCTGGGAGATGAAGGGCACCGGCTGGCAGACCGAGGCAGAGCCGTCCAAGCTCCCCGGATGCACGAATGTGACCGCCTATTACGGCAGCAGCGTCTATGATACCCGACAGATGGCCCTGCTGATTGATAACCTCATCCAGGACGCCGAGGCGCTTGGCATAGAGACCATTACACCACAGGAGAAACAACGTTTGCTTGCACAATACGGGAGGAAACACGAATGAACATCATCATGATTATCGGTAACCTGACCAGCGATCCTAAGCGCATTGCCACGCGGGACGGCAAGGAATTTGCCGCCTTCTCCGTGGCCGTCAATGAGAAGATCAACGGACAGGAAAACGCCACGTTTTACAGGTGCAGCGCGTGGGGCGCGTTGGGCGTGCCGATCCTGAATTATCTGCACAAGGGTGACAAGGTTGCCGTGTGCGGCGACCTGCGCCCCTCCACCTACACCGACCAGCAAGGGCAGACCCGCATGAACCTGGACATCAACGTGATGCGGTGCGAGTTTGTGCAGCTTCGTCATCAGGACAACCAGCAGGCCCCCACAGCCCCGGCACAGCCGAAGCGTTACGGCCCCCAGGCTGCCCCCGCGCAGCCTATGCCCGTAGAAAACCCGGCTGATCTGCCGTTTTAAGGAGGTTTCACCGTGACTGTCCCCTATCTCAAGTTATTCCCGGACTTAAGCGTAACGGTTGACATGCTGTCGGACGCCGAGGCGGGGCGCCTGCTGAAGTCGTTGCTTCACTACGGCAACGGCCAGGTGGACGAAATGCCCGGTAACGAGCGGTTTATCTTCTCCATGCTGAAAGTCCAGATTGACCGAGATGCCGCCACCTATCAGGACATGATTGACAGGCAGCGGACAAACGGGAAAAAGGGCGGCGCTCCGAAGGGTAACAAGAATGCCGCAAAACAACCCGGTGGTTGTTTTGAAAACAACCCAAACAACCCAAACAACCCAAACAACCCTGACAAAGACAAAGAAGAAGACAAAGACAAAGACGAAGGCAAAGAAAAAGACAACGACGATGATCTACAGCGCGCGGGCGCGCGCGAGTCATCGTTGTCGGCGGAGGATGCGCACCGGGGGATCATGCTCAACCAGGAGATCGAAAGCGCGGCGCGGGACATCGGATTGCAAACATCCGTTGCCGGAATGCAGACAGCGCATAACCTGGGTGCGCAGTATGGTTACGATAACCTCATTGCCGCTATCAAAGCAAGCGTTGACTGCCCGAAATGGTCATACGTTGAAGGGGTTCTCAGGAACCAGGGCAAACCGCGACCGTTCACCCGCAGACCGGGACAGAGCATTGCCGAGGCCAAGGGCGAGAGACTGATGCAAGACCTGATGGAGGGGAAGTTTGATGAATAAGGCCGAAACCGTCAAGCTCATTCTGTCTATCAATTCGACTTACCCGTCATGGGGCGAGAAGCGCGACCTGGAAGGAACGGCCATGCTCTGGCAGCGCATTTTCGCGGATGATGACGCGGCATTGGTCGGCAAGGCCCTGGGCGTGTACATCTCCACGGAAACAAGCGGCTTTGCACCCACTCCCGGCCAGCTCAAGGAAATCATGGTCAGAATCACCCACGGCGATGACGAGATGACCGAACAGCAGGCATGGGGGTTGGTGTATAAGGCCTGCTGCAAAGCGGCCTACAACGCCGTCGAGGCCTTCCGCGAATTGCCGCCGGTCTGTCAGCAGGTGGTCGGCTCCCCTGAGATGCTGCACGACTGGGCCATGATGGACGCGGACGACGTGCAGACCGTGATAGCGTCCAACTTCATGCGGAGCTACAAGGTCAGAGCCGCCCAGGCGCGGGACTATGAGAAACTGCCGGGGAACCTGCAAGCGCTGTTCGGCAACGTGTTCAAGCCCGTCGAAGCCCTGCCGGAGCGTCCGCAGCCGGAAGCCCTGCCGGAGGCCGACGCCGAAGACAGGATCACCATGCCGGACAGCATCCGGGCACAGCTATCAGCGCTGTTTGCGCGACAGGGGGCGACGGCATGACCGCCCCGCAGGACATCGTTTTCACCGTTCCGGGCGCGCCTGTAGGCAAGCAAAGGGCGCGCACCTATCAGGACTGGCGCACGGGCCGAACGCGCACCATCACCCCGGACAAAACCCGCGCCTATGAGAGCCTGGTCAAGCAGGCTTATGTGGCCGCCGGTGGCACCAGCTTCGGTGAACAGGCCGTGCGCATGACGGTGACGGCGTATTATCCCGTTCCGAAGAGCGCCAGCAAGAAAGCGCGGGCGGCGATGCTGGCCGGGGACATCCTGCCGAAGGTGACGCCCGACCTGGATAACATTTTGAAAAGCATCTGCGACGGCCTGAACGGGACAGCCTACAAGGACGATAAGCAAGTCGTGGCGTGTATGGCGCTGAAGCTGTACGGGGAACCGCCACGGGTAGAGGTCGAAATCTGGCCGGACAAACTACACTGAAAGGGGATCAAGGGAATGCGAATCATCAGCATCAAGAAGCGCTATGTGGTCATCATGGCCGTGGCGCTGTGCATCATGATGGCGATCTACTGCGCCAACATCATCACGGCGGCAGCGCAGGGCACCCGCTTCACGGCCTGGGTGCTGTGCACACCGACGGGGAGCGTCAACGTGCGCTCCCGCCCGGATGTCAGCGGGCAGAAAACCGGGCGGCTGTACCTGGGCGATGAGATCACCGTGGACAGCACCACAAAGACCCGCAACTGGGTGCACTCCGCCGATCTGGCGACGGAGGACGGGCGCGGATGGGTGTCCGCGCAGTTTGTCACCGTTGACCCGGTTGACCTGACACAGCGGCGCATGGTGGTGGACGCCAACGGGCGCGTAGCGGTCTGGGAGACCATGAGCATGAGGGGGCGCACGGGCTGGATTTACCCCGGCGAGGCGCTGACGGTGTACGCGATCAGCGGCGAATGGGCCGTGATTGATCGGGGCTTTGTGCATCTGGGCTACCTGATGGAGGTGAGCAGATGATCGGCGCGACACCGCTTGAAGCGTGGCTCAAGGCAAACGGGATCACCGAGAAAGAGGCCTATGCCAAGTGCCGCAAGCGCAAGTGTGACGGGGCATATAAGACGCTGATGGTTCACCCGTTTACCCTGCCCCTGCTGGCGTACAACGTAGCCCGCGCCCTGCACATCCCGGCGCAGGACGCCGCGCCCATGGGCAAGCCGCTGGACGCCGCGGCCTGGAAGCGCAAGGGCGGCCTGGAACCGCTGGACAAGATCAATTCCGATCCGCTGTGGTACGAACGGCTGAACCGCAAGCACGCGGACGCGGAAACGCCCGTGTGGCTGAATGTCATCAACATGCGCACGATCCTGGGCAACAGGGGCATCAACTGGCAGGAGTGGTGCCGGGAGCATCGCCCGCTGTATCAGGGGTGCCGGAGCTACAGCCTGAACCCGGCAGTGAGACACGACAACATTGTGAAGATGGCCGAGCTGCTGGAGGTTGAGCCTGCGGTGCTGCTGACCAATATTCCCACGATTGCGGAGCAGCAGGCCATGTATCACCCGGGGTATCAAAAGCCGATCACGGACGGGATACCAGACAGCGACCAATGGACAGATTACTGCCTGGTCAACGTGCCGGAGGTCTGGCGGCGATACAACGAGATGAGCCGGGAACAGTTTACCGCCGTCGCTATGCACTATTCGGAGCTGTTAGGGCGGCACGAAAAGCAGGAGTTTCGGGCACGCAATAGTCTGACCGGCGTGTTGCGCAACTTTGAGGAGGGTAAAAAAAGCCAGTGGCACACCATTGTCAGGCTTGCTACGGCCTTCGGTTGTGAACCCGAAGACCTGGCGCACCGCATGACTCGCGGCGAATGGCGGCAATTCTACGCCCGACAGCGGGCAAGCGGCAACTATCAGAGACGGGAGGCGGAGGAATGACGGTCGAGGACATGGCGCGCACCCTGCGCGGATGGGCGCACGGCACCCGCATGAAGGTGCTGACCCATCAGGACATGAAATTTCTTGCCGCTGTGGCGGCCAAGCTGGAAGACCAGGAAGAACGCATCGCACTGATGACAGAGCCGCAGGAGGCGACGCAGGAACAGCTTGTGTTCCCGCCCGCGGGAGAAGGGGGCAAAGCATGAAGGTCACGTTGTTAAGCTACACCCAGAGCGGGGATTATCTGGCGGGATATGCTGCCGCCGTCTGCACGCGATCCGACAAGCCGGACAAGGCCCGCGACCACGCGCTGAAAGCAGGTCATGAGTCGATTGCGGAACACGTGGTGTTTACTTTTGAGATCGAGGACGTGTCCCGCGTCACCCTGGCGCAGTTGACCCGGCACAGGCTGGCAAGCTATGAGGTCGAAAGTCAGCGGTACACGGACAACGGCAAGCGACCGGTCGCCGTGCCGCCGTCCATCGCGGCCCATGGTGAGCTTGACGCCAAGTTTCTGCGGCTGGTGCAGATGAGCCGGGAGTTTTACGAGGAGGCCACGGCGACGGGTGTGCCGCGCGAGGATGCGCGCTTTGCCGCCCTGGAGGGCACCTGCACGCGGTTGATGATGACCATGAACGCGCGGGAGCTGCGGCATTTCTTCGCCCTGCGGTGCTGCAACCGGGCGCAATGGGAGATCAGGCACATGGCCGACATGATGCTGGACATCTGCAAGGACAAGTGCCCCGCCCTGTTTG